ACCTTCTGCATAGCCACCTGCACCAGATACATATTCGTTAACATCATTTTCTACTTGCGCAGCTATAGCGGCTGCCTCATTAGGCGAATCTTTAAATGTTCTTTGTAACTCATATGCTTTTGTTAATTTTGCTTTGAGTGATGGTATGTCTCTACCTGCAATAGGTTTAGACTCTCCTTCTGCTTCCTCTCCTGCTAACACACCAGCTAATACACCACCGGCTCCACCTACTTTAAGCATTTGTGCAGCTTTACTACCAGAAGTAAAAAAGTCCGCGATACCTCCAGCTCCTCCAATTTTACTAAATAGAGAAGACTCCATTCCAGGGAATTTAATAAAAGGTGTAGCTAATAGAGCTAATTTACCTGCATCTGATTTAAGAAAACTACCAATGCCTTTTGCAACTCCCTTAACACCTTTACCAACTGCTTTTGCTATTTTACCTAAAAAGAAATCTTGTCTGGGTGCTACATCCATAATACCACCACCCATTCTAAGCTGTCTTTCCATCATGCCTCTAGTTATTGCCATCGTATTATACTATATAAAATTTTCCTATTTTACAACTATTCTGATGCAGTTCCGATCGGTGGCATAGCCGCTACTTTTATCTTTACGGATCTTACCACGTCTTCTCTAACTGTATCAGTATTTTCGTCATTTATATCATTTTCAGCTTCTTCATCTGAAGCATACTCATAATTCGTTCTTTTATTACGTAAAACTATTTCTGTTTCACACTCTATAACAGGTACTTTTTTACCATCTATTATTTCATATCTTACTGATGGTGGTTCTTTAAACGCCATATTTCTCCTAATCTCTATTTATTTCTAATACAGAAGCTACAACATGTAACTCATTTGCATCAGATGCAGTTACTTTTAATATTTCACTTTCTAGCATAACTAAAGGTTGTGTTAGAATCTGTTCTGTTCCAAGAGCTGCTATAGCTTTTGTTTTAAACAGAGAAAATACATTACCAGATGCATTAGTTAACGTTACATCTATATTAGCTCCGCTAGAATTTTGATCATTACATACTAAAATAGATTTAACTATAGCTCTAGAGTCATTTGGTACAGTATATAATACTGTTTCTGATGCAGTAGTCAAATCTACTTTTTCATTTTTATATATATTAGCCACTTAAAAACCAAGAGAATCTCTCTTGCTCCTGTTTTTGTTCATCTAAAAATGTTGAATTTAATTGTTCTGTAATTAAAGTTATCGCTCTATTAATTTGTTTCTGATTAGAAAAATCATATTCTTCTTTAGGTTCAGGTAATCTTACTACTATCTTTGCCATTAATATCCTCCAGCTCCTGCCGCAGCATCATCTGCTGCTTGTGATGCCGCTGCATCTTTTGCTGCTTGACCTCCAGCATGGCCTCCGCCTCCGCCGTCTCCGCCGCCGTGTAATGATTGACCAATTTGATTTTGAATTTTTGCATATTCTTTTTGTTTTCTCTCTCGTTCTTTTCTTTGTAAAAAGTCTGAAGGATCTTCAATAAGTTGAGATTTCTTTTCTTTTTTCTGTAGTTCCATAAAATCTTTTAGTTTAGCTAAATCTTTAATACCGCCTATGTCTCCTTGTTTAGGACCAAAGTCATACCCAGTTAAACCACCAATTAAACTTACAAGACCTGGAGTAATATCAAGTCCCATATGTTTTATGTTTTTACCTTCAAAAGTTTGATACTGACCTAATGTTGGATTATAAAAACCTTGAACGTTATCTAAAATATCATACTCACCTGTTTTTTCATTATACCTTGCAACTTCAAAATTTTTTGTATTGGTCATATCTAAATTACCAAATCTTCCGCCACCACTAAATCTATCACCACCATCTCTTTGTGGATATAATAATCTAAGTTGTTCTGCTGTTAGACCTGGAGTAGTTGCTGTTATATTAGATGCTGCAGTCGGTGCAGTATATGTAAATGGTGAATTAGTAAATATACCTGATAAACTAGGTAATCCTTGATTTAAATAATCGGCTTCGCTTTGTGGTAATCCAAATTGTGTTGTATATGGTGGCACTATCTTCTCCCATCCGGTTGAATATCTACTTTAAATGTTCCAAATCTCCAAGATTCAGATATAGAATCGTTTTCTATTTTAATATTAACAAATCTACCTCTTGCTCTTGTATCCTTTTTATCAGTAGATGCTGTAATTGTAAAGGGACTAAGGCTGGTAACGGTATCAGATTGTTGCGGATATCTTTTAACAGCCAGTGTTACTTTAGCATTACCTGTTAAAGTTTGAAAATCCGGTACAAATCTTCTAACAGCTAGAAATACTTCACCAGCTATGGTTGGTCCAGAAGGTCTGCCTTGTGGATTTCTTTGCCTTTGTTGTAAATCAAAGTCAAATGATTTTATAAAAGATGTTACAGCTGTTGTAGTACCATTAGGATTAACTTGATCTGTTCCTACTTCATGTTCAAAAAATGTAGTTTGACCCAAACCAGTTTGACCTACTATAGCAGGGAAAGTACCTGTAGCAGAAGAATCAAATTTAGTAGCGTATGGTTTTTGATATATAGTTGCATCAATCCAAGTAGTTCTTGCTTCTGTTCCTGCATACCAAGATTTTTCTCCATAGTTTAAAACAACATATTTATTATTAAAATCAGAACCAGAAGATGGATAGTACCATGTTACTTCTGTAAATAAATTATTTAAACCAGCGTATACTTGCTGTCCTTTTGTTGTATCAATATTATCAAAAACAAAATCTTCTATTGAACAAGGTAAGGTTTTAACTGTACCATCAAACATAAAGAAGCCTTTTGTAGATAACCAAAATGCTACACCATCAATTTCTACAGCTGCATTTTTACCTATTAATCCACAGTTAGTTCCAACTTGTTCAAATCCAAATGTAAAAGGTGCACCTATAAATTTCATAGTGTATAGTGCGTTGTCTGTCCATATTAAGATTGTTTCCTTAGCCTTTAATGCTCCTATAATTTTTGTACCATCTTGTAATCTTTGTGATCCTGCAGAATTAATTGCTGTTGCTACGTAATTATTAATATCTTCTTTATCTGAAAATCTTATAAACATATCATCTTGTGTACTAGTATTACCTATAGTTGTTTCTGTGCCAAGATGAATTAAGTGTCTTGTTGTGGGTGATACTAATGTGACCCTTGATGCCGTAGGATTATTTCCTGTTGCAAAGTTTGTTGTAGTTGTAGATGCTCTAACCGTTAGTCTAGATGCATCTCCTGCATTCCACGTAAAAGTTTTACCATTCGCAATAGTTGCAATTAATACTTCACCAAAATTACTAAGGCTCCATAGACCTGGTTCTAGACTTACATCCGATGCTGAAGCTGCTTCACCCCAAGCACCTGCGCCCCAAGTATCTATACCCCAACCATAACCATATGATTGTTCTGATGGTCCTACGGGTTCATAAGGTTTTATACTTAAACTACCACCAGTAGATATTGTTGCTGTAGCATTACTTGATTGATTAATTGTAAATGTATTTGTTGTTTTACTGAGTACTTGAAAATTTTTATCTTCAAAATCAGAATTACTAAAACCTGTACCACTAGGTAAAGTAACATTATCTAACTGTACAATATCTCCTACACCAATTCCATGAGAAGTTTTTGTAATTGTACAAGTTGGTGAATTATTTGTAGTTGCAATAGTTGCAGATGTTAGAGTTGTTTTAAGAGGTGTGATGTCATAAAGTTGACCTTCAAAATATATTAGTAAAAATTTATCTGTTCCTATAGCAACGTATCTATTACCATCTAAGTCTACAAATGCAAATTGTCTTCTTGCAACACCTACAATTGTATCTGTAACTAGTGATGACCATCCCCCAACTTTTTCTGGTAAGCCATATCTAAATCTTACATTATCAGAATCAACCCAACGATTTTCTGCACCGGCTTCTGTATTTTGTTTGTCAATGCCTGGTTTAAATTTAAAATCAATTAGAGCCACGTATTAGCTCCTATATTTTATCTTTATATACCCAGCCTAATGTTGCATTAACATATACTAATGTAAAAGCTGAGGCATTTGCTGAGACAACTAAATTAGAAGCAGCACCATTTATATTTGATCCATTTCTTCCAATAGTTAAATTGTTAGATGCAAGATTAACTCCACTATCTATAAATGTAACTTCATTTCCAATAGCAGGTGAAGCAGGTAAATTAATTGTAATTGGACCACTAATACCAGAACCAGATGTATTAATTAATACTTGATCTCCATTTACTGTTGTGTAAGTAGAACTAGGTGTGTAGTAACCTTTAGTTTGTAATTTCCCTGTAATATTTGTACCATCAGAATACAATAC